TCGGCCTGCTCGACATCGTTAACGCGGTAATATCCGAGCGGTGCCCACAGAACGCCCGCGCCGCCGAGGTCGACGCCGCGAGCAATGAACACCTCCGCACCGAATGGCGCGAGCGAACGGTTTCGTACCTCAGGCCATGGCTCGGCCAGTGTGAGCGAAGCGGTGCCTCGGATATCGGCGGTTGCATCAAGTTCGACGTCCCCGTTAATGATCTTGAGTTCGGTGCCGGTCGGCGTCTCGCCATCTTGATATCCGTTCACGGCCACGGCGCGGAACTTCGCGGTATGCGAGCCTGAAACGATCGATGCGAAATCAGCAGCGGTAGCCATTACGACTGGAGTCCGTAGCAGTAGTCAGGGATCACGCGCGAAGCGCTGCCAGCGGTGTTGCGGCACCACAGCTGCACGCTGACTTGATTTCCCGGAGTGATCGTCGATCCCCAACCGGTAACGTTGAACGTTCCGTTACCCGTACCTGAGCCTGAGCCAATCGTGACGCCGTCGATACGCAACTGCCAATCGACGGTGCCGCTCGTGACGCTCGTCGCGACTCCGACGCGGATGCGCGGATGCCACAGCGTCGTAATGCCGTGCATGACCTCTTGATAGTTCACGTTGGTGAACTGCGGCCAGAACGGACCACCGGTGCCCACGGAGGTTCCCGACGACGGGTACAACGGGATGTTGAGGTACGGCCGCGACAGCCCGTATCCCGATACGCCATCGGTCCCGAAGACTTCGTTTCCGTTGACATCCCGGATGCTGATCACGTTTCGGTTGTAAATGACGAGTGCCTTAGACGAGCTTGAATCGCCGTAGTACAGGATCGTCAACGGAATGTCGCTGGTGTCTGCGCCGAAGTACACCTGGTCGTACTCGTCTACCGGCGTACGGAACCGTACTTGCCCTAGATAGAACGTCAAGTCAGCGATGAATTCACCGGGGTTCGACAGCTTGCCGATGATCCACCACGTGCCGACTCCCTTCGCGTTCTCGGGTGCCCATCCCATGAGACCGACAATGTCGCCGACCTTCAATGTCAGGTTGTTCAGCCCTTCGACGAGGGGGATGTCTGTGAGCGTAATGCCGCGCCACTCGATCGAGTTCCGCAGTTCTTCACGATCCCAAGCAAGAATTTTCCCTTGTGAGAATTGCACACCCCGGGAAGGCGCAGGCGTCAAGAGCGCCGCGAGATCGCGGTTAATACGATCGGTCATCCTACGATTGTCCCTCCGAAAGCGAGCGGATTACCCGGCGTGAGCCACAGTTCTTGCCATGTCGACCACGTAGCCCAGACGTCTTCCCAAGTACCTTCGGGCCCGATCAAGTCCCATAGCTGCGTCCACGTGATCACGGTCGGGACAATGCTCGACGCATCCGCAGCTGCAACACGAGTGAATTCGACCGTCCATTGCCAGATCGGCTTACCGTATACGGTACGTGACTGTACGGAGTCGCCGACCATGACATAACCCTCGGGGATGCCGGAGAACAGTGTCGGGCATTCTTCGTTCTCGTCGTCCCCCGGGGGCTGCAAGAGCATGACGCCGCCGTACGTCAGCAGTGCGACGATGGCGCGATTCTCGGCCTTCGAGCGCGAGATAAAGGTGAGTGAGAACGACGCCGACGAACCGACATCGGCGATGCCGAGAATTTCGTGACGTCCCTTGATATCGAAGAATGCCGTGCGCGACGACCGGCTGAGTTCCTGCCAGTCGACGCAGTCGAGTTCTCGGTTCAGCATGGGATATGTCAGCGACTTCAGGAACACGCCGTCTTGCATCGGCGTGATCGTGACCGTGTCGGCAATGCTCTCAGGAATGGAGTGCGACTCGATCGGTCCGAACCACTGCTCATAGGCGGTGCCGCTGCCCTTGTAGCCACGTGCGTACACAGCGGTTCCCGCGACGAGCGACGTGTCAACCACGACGAGATTCCAGTTAGCTGGCTCGGTGGTACCGTCTTGCCATGCACGCGCCGACAACGTCGATCCCTGCACACGGAAGCGCACATGCCACGGAATGCCCGGAATCCAGGTGCCAATAGTACCGGTGGTACCGAGCTGCGTGTATACGTTGGCGACGAACTTTCCGATCCGCAGCTCAACAATGTAGTCATCAGCGTCGGTGCGGAACCGAAGATTCGATTCGTAGGTATTGTTTGAATCTGCGGTGCGCAGTCCGATTCCCCACTCAACCGGCTGGTCAAGCAGGTTCGCCGGGTTCGGATAGATTGCCGACCACGTGATTTCGGCATCCTCAGCACCGGGAATCTGATCGGTATACAGCTCGACGACTTGCCCGGCCGGAGCCGAACTCGTCATAACGCCAACACCGTTGTTCACGTACACGCTGAACCCGCTCGACGAGCCGCCGAGATTCCAGGTCTGCCCGGTGTTCGCCGTCCCCCACGTGGTGCCGGGAACCGGGGCAATCGAGATGATCGACGCTCCCGGCTGCACTGTCCACGTGCGGCCAGCGGAGTCGACGAAGTTCGTCGTTCCCGGTGCCTGCGCAGCGAAATCAGGGTTGGCGACGATGGTTCCCGCGATGCTTGAACGTATCTGCGCCGCGTGTACTTGTCCCGTCATGGGGAGCAGAGCACCGTTGTTCGACGAGCCGACTTCGACCGGCGCGGTACCCGAGAAGTTCGTGATCGTCCCGGCAGTCACCACCGGCGTGCCGAGCTGCACCCATGGCCCCGATACGCCGTTCGCAGCCGTGTAGAACGTGACGGTGTGTCCACCCGCGCCGTTGTCGGCGTCGAGTGTTACACGCACGGCCAGACGACCACTCGTCACCGGCACGGCCACCGTGGAGTTGATTCCCGTGGTTGCAGTGCCGTCTGGAGAACGCGTAAAACGGAGCTTTCCCGTACTTTCCACGGTGAGACGGTACGAACGTTGATTACCGGTCGTGACGTACTTACCCATGAGCGCCTGCTGAGTGCCTCCCCATGTCATGGTGGCGTCCACACGCATGTCAAGATCACCGGTCAAGTCGAGCGATGCCGTGTCAGGCGTTGACGCGTAACTCGTCGAGCTGCCGGTGAGTGAGAGCGTTCCGGCCGAAGGGTACGCCCGGTCGAAGGCGTCGTAAAAGACCGGCTCGATCAGTCGATAGGTGTTGACGATGTTCGGCGTGTACTCGTAGTCATCAACGATGGTTGTGAACGTTGTCGAGAGGAACTGCCCGCCGCGCACGTCCATCCATGTCGGGTCGGTGGCTGTAGAGCGCTGTACCCGATAACGGACACCCGGCTCGCCGTCGACAAGTTCGAGTCGCACGCGCCCAAGATCGTCGAGATATGTCGCCGTCAACGTTGCCATATCAGGTGTTCCTTCCCGTAGCAGCGCGGGCGCGGCGTGTCAGCGTCCGGTTATTTTGATTCACGCGTGTATCTACCATACTCGTGATGGTTTCATTGCCGATCTGTACCACGACTTGAATCGGCTGCTCGCCCCCGCTCCCGACTCCGGCCGTACGCAGTGCCGCTGCAAGTGCATTGATGCCGTTCGAGTTCGTCAGCGGCAACACCATTTCGTCAGGGTGCAGCATGGCGAGTCCCTGTGCCTGCGTGAAGCCGCCCGTTTCGAGATAGGGCAGGTTCGGGGTGTTGATCGTGCCGCCGCCGACCGACCCGAGTCCGGGGATGTCGACAGACGGAATCGAGAAGGAGAGGTTATTCCATCCCCGAATGACCGAATTTATCGCCGACTTGAATCCCGAAGCCAGCGGCGCGAATAGACTACTCAGCGCGCCGCTGATGCGTCCGGGGATGCCCTTCACATATCCGACGAAATTGTTAAATCCGTCCTTAATTCCAGACAAAGCATTAGAAACTACCGTCTTTACGGTGTTAATGCCGTTTTTGAGCGGCGTGAACACAACGGTATTGAGTGTCGTCCACCCGGCCTTAAAGAGCGCGATCATGAGCTGCCAGCTTTGCGCAATCTCCTCAGCACGTGAGATGATCAGGTCACGAATGAACTCCCAAATGATCTGAATACCGTCCCCGAGCAGCTGGAAGTTCTGCTGTAGCTGCTGAATCGCGGTCCCAAGAATGACGGTCAAGAAGTCGGCGAGATCTTCGAGAATCGGGATAACGACCGGGAGAATGATGTTCTCGACGAGCCACAGCAAGATCGTTCCGAGTGCTTCGATGATCGGGCCGAGCACGGTGCCGACGAGATCGGCGATCAGCCCAAGTACTTCGAAGAGCGGTTGCAGGGCATCGAAGACTGGTGTCAGTGCTTCGAGCACGGTCGTCAAAATCGGGGCAAGTGCCTTCAAAACGGATGCAACTAGCTTAATTGCGACACCAAGTGCGCCCCCGAGCAGGTCGGCAAGCAATGTAATAATCGGCATCAATGCCGTAATTGCCTCAACAAGGATCGGACCGAGCAAATTTAGCACTTCGGTCAAAGGTCCGATGAGCGGCTGAATCGCAGCAGCGACAGCGCCAAGGATCGGCGCGAGCGCTGTCAGCACGGAGCCGACGAGCTGCGACAGCGGGCCGAGGAGCGGACTGACTACGCTAAGAATTCCCGCAATGCCTTCGATGATCGGAGGCAGCGCCGGAGCGATGTTTGTAAGTACGGTGCCGAAGCTCTGTCCCACCTGATTGAGCGCTTCGAAGAGCGTGATCAGCACGTCTTGACCCTGCGCCGATGCGAGGAAATCGGCGAACACCTGAATGCCCTGCCCGAAGACGCTGAGGATGTTGCCACCGGTGGTCTGCGCCGCCGAG